CCATCAAAACGGCCAAAAGCAAAGGGCCCCGATCGGGGCCCTTTGCTTTGCACCTGCCGCAACATCAGTGGCCTACTTTTACTCCGCCACAGTGGCCGGTTTTTGCTCCGCCGTTGACATGCGGGTGAAATCCCACAGGTGCAGCGCGGTGCCGACCGTCAGCGAGGCGACAACGATGAACGGGAAGATGGCGAGCGCGATGAGGGCGCGGAGGCGACGGGCAGCCTTGGTGGTGGCCGGGGAAGTGAGCAGGCGGTAGGTCATTTGCGAGCGGTCTTTCGCTTTGCGGAGATGGAGAGGAAGGCAGGAGGGGCGGCGCGGAAAGCGTCGATGTCCGCGGTGTCGTCCTTGGTCGGCGGGGTGTTGTGGTGCTGCGGCATCAGTAGGCGATCCCTTCGGCCTTCAGCCACGCGGCCACGTCGAACGAGGGGCATTCCTTCAGCCACTCGTTGCGTTCGATGGTCCCGTTGCCATTGCGGTCGGGGGACCAATCGCGGTGCCCGGCAATCTTGGTGAGGGTCTTGCGGTACTTGGCAGCGAGGCTGCGGACGAGCTGGGCCATCGAGACCTTCTGCTCCGAAGTCCTCGTGTCCTTCGCCTTGCCGTTGGCGTCGAGGCCACCGATGTAGACGATGTGGAGGGTGTCGGAGTTGTGGCCAGCGATGCCTGAGCCGATGAAGGCTTCAGGGCGACCGGCTTCCACAGTGCCGTCCAGATGGATGACGTAGTGGTAGCCGATCCCTGCCCAGCCCTGCTTGCGGTGCCAACCGTCAATGTCGGTGGCGTCAAAGCTCTGGCCTTCGCGGGTGGCGGAACAATGCACGGCGATGCCGGTGGTCCGCGGGCGAACGCCAGGGTTCTTGCGGCCTTGAGGCCACGAAAAGATACGGTTGGTCACTGGTTTCCTATCGGGGTTTGGTTTCGACCGGAGGCTCGTCGACCCACGCTTGGGGGATCAGCTTCTCGGCCCACTTGAATCCATGATGGTCCGCCCACTTGGCATGGGTGGTGGGCGAACCCTTGTAGATCGGAGCGTTGGCGCGGCTGAACACCAAGCGGATGTCTAGCTCCGGGTGCTGCTGCTTGATGAGGATGTGCTTCTTGCGGTCGTCCGCGTCGAAGATGCCCTTGCTCTCAACGATGATGCCGTTGGCAAGGAGGACAAAATCAGGCGTGTAGGTGGCCTTCCGCTCTGGCACGATGTAGCTGATCTTCAGCTTCTCGTAGTCGAACGGCACCCCCTTGGACTTCAGGTCCTCGGAGATACGCATTTCGAGGCCAGAGCGGAAACCGTTGGCTAACCGTGGAGCTTTCCCCGCAGCGCGGTTAGATGTCCAGGGCCGAGCCATTGCTGGCTCCGGTGTCGCCGTTACCCTCATCGCCGCCGTCCGAGCCGGTCGAGCCGGTCGAGAACGAAGCGTCCGAGGGGTCGTATTCATAGCCATCGTCGATCGCGCCGAAGCCGCAGGTGCCGAAGCCGTTCAGTTCCTTGATCTGGACCTGGTTGAACTGCATCGTCACGCCCTTGTCGTAGGGAACGATGTTGCCCATCAGGCGGATCACGGAACCACCGCCGACATTGACGCCCTTGGCGGGCTTGCCGCGACCATCGAACACCGCAGGGGCGAACTTGGTCTTGAGGGTGAACACGGCTTCGTCCGCCTCGTCGTCCTCAACGAACGGCATGTAGAGCTTGAGGCCCTTGGGGCCGTGGAGCTTCGTGGCGGCTTCCTTGATCTTTTCGATGAAGTCCTGCGCTTCGGGCGAACCCAGGGGCAGCACGAGCTTCACCTTGAATTTGTCGTCCGCAAACTTCCCCTTGCTGTCAGGGCTGGAAATGTGCGGGTATCGGGCCACACCGAACGGCGTGGTGAAAGGAACTTTGGAACTCAATGTATGCTTACTTGTGTTTGTGACGTTGTTGGTTGTTTGCCTGCTCTTTGGCGGTAGCCCATCGACAGTTGGAAGGCTCGTACCCTCCATCTACGTCAATGCGGTCTATGCTAAGATCAGGCGCGTATCCGTTGTCCAAGGCCCAAGTTTTGAAATTGTCAAAACTGTAAGACCATTCCGGACAAACTTCGATGCCACGGCCACCATAGTAGCCGTAGTCTCTACAGGATGAATTTTCACACCTATACTTCATCCCTATCCAGATAGTGTAAATGCGGTAATGCTTGGAACCGTTCAATCGTTGGCTGGCCCCTCCGTGGGCAATAGGTCTTCCGGAGACACATTTCTGGCATGAAGGATTGCGTGTGGTGTGTATTTTGTGACCGGAGCGTTCGCCGTAGCTTCCGCAGTCACACCTAAACCGCCATCGGGAGCCACTAGGGGTAGTTCCCACACATTCCAGAACGGTGATCTTTCCAAATCTTCTTCCGCTAAGGTCAAGTCTGGGTCTTCCCATAGGGGCCTCCAAGATGGTGTTTGTGGGTATGGCCGGGTTATATTCCTCAATCGTGGACTATTCACTGATTTCAAGGTCTGGAATGAGGCTGGAAAGCAGGTCCTTCAGGTGGGCCATGCCGATAGGGCCGAGCTGCTGGTAGGACAGGAGAATGGACAGAGCGGCTAGGTAGGAAGCCCTCTTTGCGTCGGGACAGGTGCAAGGTCCTGGGCGTGAGAATTGCATCGAAGGGCAGCGGTAGTCGTGAACTGTCGGTGGCATTCTTTCCTCAATTGTAGACGATTACGCAAAGGCATAAGGGGCGAGCAATACGTCAGTCAGGTCCATATCACCCTTCTCGGGCACGGCGGGGAGCTTCTCGATCCCTTCGTCCGAAAGAACGGAGCGGGCATAGTCCATCACTTCCTCGAAGGGGCAGTAGTCGGAATACATCTCCACGAAGCTCTCGCGGATGATGTCGAAGAACCGCTGGGTCCTCCCGGCGTGAACCCCGAAGCTGTCATGGATCAGGGCGAAGTCCATCATGCCCTCTGCCTCTGCGTTGAGGACCGTGAGCATCAGGTGCGATCCGTCCATAGAGTGGATGACGTTGGGGGCTACGGCAGAGCGAGCCTTGTCCTTGTCGATCCGGTCGGTGGGGGCCGTGCGGATGTTCAACTCCACGCGGCGCAGAACCCCCTTACCATCCAACGTCAGGCGATCCTTCGATGCCGCTTCGGTCACAGGGACCTTGCGATCATAGAGCGCCAGCTGGACGGTCTTGTTCTCCCAGATGCTGTATTTGTGCATCACAGGGAGGCCAAGCGGGGTCGTCCAGATCAGAGGCTGGCGTTCGTGGGCGAGGGTGGCAGCGAGACGCTTGAAGAAGTCCATGCCCTCGGTAGCCTTGGTCACAGTCTCGGTCACAGCCTGCCAGACCTTCGCGGCGATGTATCCGGACGCGGTGAAGCCTCCATCCAGCTCGTCCGTTGGAAGCCCGGTTTCCTTGTCCTTGCGGAATACCGCGAATGGGTTGGTGGTGAGCTTGCCGGTGAAGACCCTTTCGTTCAGTGGCGCCATCAGGTCATCCATGAGCTGCTGGCGGAAACCGAACTGCTCGGACGAGTAGGCGAACGTCATCACGTTGCGTTTCACGGTTGAGCGGTTGATGCCCACTTCAAGGCACTGTCGGGCAAGTTCGCTACCTTCTTCGGCTTCCTTGGTCATCTCGGCCACCACACGATCTGCCACCGTCTGATAGAGATCCGCAGGCTTCTCGCAGGGCAGGAGGGAGACATAGGAGGCCTCACGCGCCGAACGGAGCGCGGCGGCGTAGTGCTGGAGGCCCGAGTTGGAGCCATCCAGAGCGACAGCCAGGTGCGACACAAAGCCGTCCTGACGGCCCTGCTGGACCCACTGGTAGTATTCCATACATGCGGCCACGAACATGAAGGGACTGTCCGCTTCCTTCCACTGTTCTACGGTCCCCTTGGGGTCACGGCCTACGGACAGGATGAAGAACTCGTTGTCCTCGACCCACTGAAGGCGGTCCTCGAACGGAGCCTTGGACATCTTGTTGAAGTCCCCGCAGTTGGCGAGATGCACGGAGAGCCAAGCGATCCCGTAGGGGCCAAGCGGCTCGCCGTCAGCAAACTGGAACATAGCCTTGATGTGGTCGGCCCGCTGGTGGCTGAAGTGGGGGACAGGGTAGACCCGTCCACGGAAGTCGAGATTGTGGGGGAGCCAGAAACGCTGGTAGCGCGTCAGCTCGCTCGCAGTCTCAATGTCCCGCAGGAGGACGGACTGGTCCGATACGATCCCACGGTTGCGCTCGTGGATGCCGGCTAGTGTCAGGCGGTGTCCCTTACGCTGCGCAGGGGTCATCGCTTCCCACTCGTCCTTTTCCAGACGCGGAGGGATGGTCATCAGATCGGTCTGGGGAAGACCAAGATCGTCAATGCCTTGGTCGAACGCCCACTTCACCAGCTCTAGGATAGGCTGATTGATCGCCCAGGCGGTGTTCTGGATCGCGTTCACCGCCTTGAGGACGTACTCCATCTGCCCACTCTTGATAGCTTCGTTAATGAGAACCTTGTGGTCCTTGTTGAAGGTGCGGACGAGCTTCACGGTGCGAGCCGTGCGCGGCTCATAGTAGCAGCCGGTGTGCATGTCGGCCCAAGGGCGCGGGGGAACCACCATCGGACGGTGGATAGGCTGCATCCAGGCCATGCTCTCGCGGAGCTGGCCGAACATCTGGACGCCTTCGTCCGTAAGGCGGATGACCGATTGGCTCTGGTGCTTCTTTACGAAGGAAGTGTGGATCTCGATCAGACCGGCCAAGGCTTCAAGGGCCGCGCTGACCAGAGGCTCGGAGACACGGATTTTGACATCCTGCGCCCAGCCTTCGTGGTCCACGAGGTTCTCGTTGGCGATCTTGTTGAAAGCCTTCTTGGCGTTGCGGGCGCTGCCCTGCTTGGCAGCAACCATGCGGAGGCGAGCAGCCACCTTCTTGCCTTGCTGTTCTTCAACGTCGAGGGCCATCACTTCGGCTTCGAGCTGCCCGCCGATAGCTGTCTGTACGCTTGCCACGGAGTTCTCCGCGGTAATGCCCGACAACAGGCAGTTGATGGTCAGGAACGAGAGAAGGTCAACATCGAAACGCTTGAGGACCGCAAGGGCAGCGTGACGCTTGCCGGGGCCGGGGCGATCATTCGC